GTATTTGCCATTTTATTATCCTAACGCTATTGCAAGTGCAGTTGGGTCATCCGTAGTAAAACCTGCACTGGTTAAATATGTTTTTACATCCGTCAATGCCACTTGTTTCATTGTACCATTGTCGTTTGTAACAACTCTGTCTGCATCTACTAACGTTGTAGAAGAAGCAGACGTATCACCATCCATGATGTTTAGTTCTGTTGCTGTCGCAGTCACACCATCTAAGATGTTTAGTTCGGCTGCAGTGGATGTAACACCATCTAATATATTTAGTTCTGCAGTCGTAGATGTTACTCCATCTAAGATATTTAGTTCTGCTGCAGTTGATGTAATAGAAGTTCCTGCTATTTGTAAAGTTGTTGCATTTACTTCACCACTAGAACCGTACACAACTGCTTTACTGTTAACGATTGTACCTGCAGATGATCCATCAACTAAATTTAATTCACTTGCAGTTGATGTTACACCATCTAGAATGTTTAACTCTGAAGCTGTGGATGTTACCCCATCTAATATATTTAGTTCTGCAGTTGTAGATGTAACACCATCAAGTATATTTATTTCTGTTGCAGTGGCTGTAACTGCTACATCTTCATTTATTTTTGGACTTGTTAATGTTTTGTTTGTAAGAGTTTGTGTTGCTGCAATACCTGTAATTGTATCTGTGGTAGCAGGTAAAGTTAATGTTATGTTTCCTGCGAACGCTGAGTGTGCAGGAGCTTGTAATCTTGCGTAGTGTGCGTTTGATGATTCACAGTAAAAGTCTACATAAGATTGAGTTCCTGAGTTTTTAATTGATATAGAACCTGATTGTATATCAATACCGTTAGAGCCATCTATTCTTACAACACCACTTCCATTTGGTGTAAGTGCAATATTACCGTTTGATACAGATACTATGGCATTACCATTTACATCTAAGTCTCCACCTAGTTGTGGTGTAGTATCTTCTGATACGTTTGATATGGCACTTGATGTAGCAAGTCCTGAAACAACTGCACTTCTTGTAATCTTTTTAAGACCACCACCTGAAGTGTCTATTGCTAAGAATACATCATCGTTTGCCACTGTAGATATTTCTGATAAGTCACCTACTGCTATAGAGTTAAAGTTTGTTCCGTCTGCAACAAGCAAGTTACCTGCAGTGTTCGTACCCATAGTAATGTCATCGCCTGCAACTGTTAAGTCACCTGTGATACTTAGGTTTCTGAAACCACTTACATCTTTGTTAGAGTCAGCCACCACTGCTTTAGATGCTACAACCGTGCCTGCTGTTGATCCGTCAAGTAAATTTAACTCTGAAGCCGTAGATGTTACACCATCAAGAATGTTTAACTCTGCGACTGTAGAGGTTATACCATCTAGTGCATTTAATTCTGAAGCAGTAGCAGTAACTCCGTCTAGGATATTTAACTCTGCAGCGGTTGATGTTATTGCAGTGCCACCTAGTGTTAGTGATCCTGACACATCCAAGTTACCGTTTAGATCAACTGTTGTGGCTGCAAGCTGTATCTCTGTATCTGCTACAAGGTCGAGTTGTCCATCGGCACTCGAATTGATGTATATAGCTGTATCTCTGAATTGTAACTTCTCTGTAGAAGCAACAAGTATGTCGTCACTAAACTCAAAATAATCCTCATCTTCCATCCATTTAAGGACACCATCAGATGTTTCACCATCAAATGTAATTGTTATATCTGTTCCTGCAGTTCCTGCACCGAACGTAAGCGTGTTGCCTAACAGCTTAGTTATAGGGCCACCCTCGTTGGCTGTGCCATCATGAGTGTGTCCTGTACTCGCTTGGAAGGCTGCTAATAACTGATTGAACTCATCATTGGTATGAGCCGCAGTTATAACGTCTCCGTCAGTGTAAGAAGATTGTCTTGTGTAGGTTGCTCCCATTTATCTTCTCGCTCCTAGTTGATACTCTAACTGAAATCCTTTTAACGAATAAGGTGCAGTTGTTCCCCCATCATTTACTCGTAAGGCTACTGCAAATCCAGATCCTTCTACTGGTTGTCTTACAAGAGGTTGTGATGAACCACCATAAGTGGGTGTTCCGTAAACGGCTGTGCCATAAATTGCTGCTATATCTGATGAATCAAGAGGATAAGCTGCAGGTCGTGCCGAGTCTTTACTTTCGTAATCATATCTAACAAATAAGTCTGCATCAATAGATGATTCAGGTGCATAGTTTATTATTACCCTTTGCATGTTTTTTCGTATCCCCGGATCATTCATTGTAAGATCTGGACTACGGTATCTTCCGTTTATAGCTGTGCCATCAAAATCGTTGCCTGACTCTTGTCTGTACACAAATCCATCTCCTGATCCGTGTATAGCTATGACATCTCCTGAAGATACAAATGTGTCTGTTGCTGTTGGTCTTATACCTTTTATCTCTGAGAACTCAAACTGTTGTCCTCTAAGCACACAAATCACGCCCTCTGTAGAATTTTCTGCAACAGTCGATTTTGTAAAAAATATTCTGTACTGTGTTTTGTTTGGTATAACTATAGATGTAAAACTACCAGAGTCAGATAAATTATCATCAAACAAACTTTGCACGTTAGAACTTATTGTGCCTAGCTCAACGTCACCAATTCTTGCAGTACCTGCGATGGTACGTAGTCCATCAGGACCTAAGAATATCAAGTCACCTGCAAATTCTTGTATGGTCTGTCCGTTTACACAACCTATGTTTCTTGTTACAGGTTTGACTGCAAAATCAGATAGAGATGACCCAGTGAGTTGGAATATTCTGTTTTCACAAAAAATAAATAAGTTATCACGGAATACTTTGAGTCCTGTTATAACATCATCGACCTTGATGCTACCTGCACCAGATCCACTACTAAACGCATCTTCATCAAACGGTTGGCTAAATACAACCTCTTGTGGTGTGCTTGACTTACCTGCATAAAACATGTGATCTTTAAATGCAGTAACAAACTTTGCACCAGACACAGAACTTTCACTTACATCTGTTGCAGTAAATGATGAGTTAAACACTGTCGGTGCATTTGCACCATCTGCAACAATTAACTTATCATTGCCATCAAAATTAAATCTTTGGAATGTATATGTTCCTGCACTGCTCCTACCAGTATCACGTTCTGTCCAACTTGAACTACCGGGGGTAGCACTAAATATCTTTTCACCCCTTGCTGCAACAACATTTGATCCGAATGTTGCAACCATTAAAACTTCTTCACTTGATGAGCTTGTTTGTGGCACAACTGCTGTAACGTATTTGCTGAAGCCAGTTATTCTTCTATAGCCACCTTCGATGTCAGGCTCAAAGTTAAGAAGCTCAAGTGCTTGACCGGGTTTCATTATAAATGTAGATTGGTTAAGGACTAACCCACCTTCACATACAAATGGAAACGCACCTGTCTGACTTAGCTCTGGCATTAGACGGCTCTCATATATAGTTGTTTGTTAATTAACTCTACACGCATACGCTTAATTGATTTTTCAAACTGCATCTGCGAAAGCTGTGCGTTTTGCACTTCACCACGCAAAGTGTAAGCGTAGTACTTTGCCTTTTCTATTATTACGTTTTCAAAACGAGTAGGTATTATAGAAGTATCTGTAGATGCACTCAAAGCTGTATGTGTAGCATAATAAAAATATTTTATTGTGTACGTTGCTTTATCAGGCACAGGTGATAAACCAATTTTGTTTTCAGGGTTTTCATACACAAACTCTGGAACACCTCTTGAATCCCCTGTTGGATCTGTGTCTCTTTCATGATAGTCGTCTAGGTATTCGCTGTATGTTAAAAATTTAAGTTTTGTTTCTGCTTTGTCGCTTGCTTCCAATAGCAAAAAACTATCAAAATCTACAGTCTTTGTGTCTGTAACACTAAGAGCTGCACGAGTATATAATCGTGTGCCTGCAGTAGTCGTAAAAGTTTTTGCTGTCACTGTAAAGGGCCACTCTGTGTCAGAGTTGATTATATCGTCTATTGCACGATTAACATAATCTTTTACTGCAGTTTGTATACCTCTTGATGAGGAAAAGTTAGAGCTTGTTAGTTCTACCTCGTTTAGATCTCTTAGTACGTTGTTGATTAATACTAGATAACTGCTCGCCATGTTTTAGCTTCTCTTGAACTTTTTTAGTTTCTAAATAATCGTTTCTTCTTTTGGCTTTACGTATTGGACTATTTAGTTTTTTGTTGATGTCTGCTACTTGCTGTGGAGTCAGTAGTTTGTAAGGTTTGGTATCAGTCGGTATTAATAATCGTAAATTTTTTTTTTAGTTTGATTACTCGGTACTTACCCACTCTTACGTGCTTTCTTTAATTGTTCTTTTGCTCGTCTTGCTATTGCTACGACTTCTGTCTTACCCATCACTTTTGCTCGTTGTTCCATGACTGTAAGGATTTGTATCTTTCTCGCATACGGTTTCTTGATTCTTTTAACTTTTGCAACCGTTGCTCTAGCGTCAGCAGGTGTGGCGAACTTGATGCGAACTGTGTCTTTGGGATTCTCATCTGTGTATAAGCGTCTGTCGCTACCTTTTGGCTTTTTACCTGTACCAACTTTAGGATCTCTTTTCTTCTTTTTCACTTTCTACTTCTTTCACTACGTTCTGCATCATGGTATTTAAAACTTTTAATTTTTCGTTTGCATTTATGACTTCGTGTAGTGCTTGATCGACCATATTTAAAGCTGCGTTGTTGTTGTTTAATACAGCTTGTGCATTTTCAATTTGTAGTTGGTATTGAAAAGCTAGTGCTTGTGCGGCTAGTTTTTTCATAGGGGTACTCCTTTTTAGAATTATACAGATAGACTGTTGATTTGTCAACGTTTACCTGTTAAAATCTACCTAACCACTTACCTGCAAACCATGCTAATAAACCTGCAAAGAACACTATAATTATAAAAGCAATACCGTATCCTAAGTACTCCATAAGTTCTTCTTTACGCTTTTGTGCCATCTTTTCTTGATAACGTCTAGACTTTCTAGCTTCAGCTTGAAAAGATTGCCAATCTTGCCAAAGACCCGGTCTGCCTAAATAAATCATCATTTTCTTGAGTTCTTCTTCTTTTTCTCTTATCTGTTCAAGAGCCATAAACTCATCTAAGTCTGCACCACCTGCACCCCTAGCTTTTTTCTTTTTCAAATTTTTTTCTATCTCTTCCTTTGAAAATACAAAATCGCTTATATGTTTCGCACATCCACTTAATTCTTTTCCGTTGGACACGAATTGTTTTATGACACTGAAAGCAGCGTTTGCCGCAGCTAATTCTGCTAACATGGTATTCCCCTTACCTATTTATTGGTTTACAATATGCTGTTATTTTTTTGTTACCATCCTCGTGTGGTATTGTTGGTTGTCTAGTTAGACGCTCGGCAAAGTACAAACAATCATCGACACTTTTAAATCTTTGTGTCTTGTTTATCACTGTCGTGTCGATCATGAAGATCAGTAGAAACTCTATCATTATGATGGCAATCGCAAGAACACTCTTCGCAGTCGCAATCGTAACATTCGCAAGTTTCGCATCGCTTTTTATCCTGTCCACTCATAGCCTGCCCTCATCATTTCTGCTAAATGCTCACTACGTTTACCAACCTGTCTTGCCCAACGTGAGTCAAGCATCTGTTCACTTGCTTCGTAGAAATCACCCACCTCGATAGCTCCCCACATCTTAACAAATTTCATAAGACGAGGAACACCCATATTAAATCCCATATCTACGAGACACATTTGTCGCACTTTGTCAAGTTGGTTTA